AACAACTGCTGAAGAAAATGAAGTTTCAGATTCGACAATCGAACCTGAAGTCACACCAACAACAGAAGGAGACGAAGTGGACAACACCGTCACAAACGCGGAAACCGTCGAGACGGTAGAAGCCGCAAAGTCAGTGACTGCACAGTCAAACAACGTGGGTGGCTGGAAAGCAACGCCACGCATTGAAATCACTGCTGCAAAGTACCTTGAAAATAAGGTTCTTGCTGCAACAGGCGACGAAACTGCACGTCAGTATGTTTTAGCAGCTGACAACACAACAGACAATGCTGGACTTGTTCCAACACGTCAGTTGTCAGAAGTAATCAATGGACTATCAACAACAATTCGCCCAAGCATTGACGCGATCTCTCGCGGTGCATTGCCTGACGCGGGAATGACTTTCGAAATTCCGAAAATTACAGTAGCCCCAACGGTTGCCGTAGTTGCCGAAGACGCAATTTTCAATGAGACAGACCAAAATTCTGCGTTCCTATCAGTGGACGTTAAGAAATTTGCAGGGCAACAAAAATTTAGTGTTGAGTTGCTGACTAGAACTTCGCCCCTCTTTTATGACGAGTTACTTCGTAATATGGTCGCAGCTATGGCTAAGGCGCAGGATAAGTACGTCAATGATCAGTTAGTCGCTGGCGCAACTGCTGACTCAACTTCAATTGCAACATACCCAACAGCAGCTGAATTGCTTGGTGTAATCGCACGCGGTTCAGCAAGCGTTTATGCTGCAACTGCTGGTCTTGCAAATCCATTCGCCCGCAACATTTTGGTGAACACTAGCCAATGGTCGAATTTGATGTCACTCAACGACTCGGGGCGTCCAATTTATAACGAAGTAACAAATCCAATGAACCAACCAGGTTCAGCAACACCTGGTTCACTTCGTGGACGCGTTGCAGGTCTTGATCTATACGTCACTGCAAATACTGCTGCAACAACAGACATTGATGATTCAATCATGATCATCAACCCTGACGCATACACATGGTACGAGGGAACTTCATACCAGTTGCGTGCTGAATCAACTGCTGACGGTTCAATCACAGTCGGTGTTTATTCATTCGGTGCAGTAGCAACCAAAATTGGTGCTGGCGCATTCGGCGTCAATAAAACCTGATAACTAACCCCAACTAATCATGCGGTGGGTTCTCCCGATCTCACCGCAGCCGATCGAAAGGAACGGACATGCCAGCCATTGTCACTGCGAGTCAATTGCGTACGGTGCTTGGCGTGTCCGTTTCCCTTTATTCTGACAGTTATCTTGACGAAATCATCAACACCGCTGAAGCCGTAATTTTGCCAATGCTGGTTGCCAATACTTCAGCAGTCAACGCGTACAAACTTGAATCAAACGTCGCGACGTATTACACGCAACGCGCACATCATTTTGTGGCAGGACAATCAGTCATTGTCGCTGGGTTACCTTCACCGTTTTCAGCAACCGTCACCGTCGTGGACGTTAAGGAATACAGTTTCACCGCAGCCCGCACAAATGCCGACGTGACATTGCGCGAAATCATTCCAATGGGCAGTGCAACACTTTCAGGCTATTCCGCAGCTGATCTATACGCCAACAGTGCGCCAATCGAATCAGCAGTTTTGGCAGTTAGCGTCGAAGTTTTCCAATCCCGCGTTGCCGCAGGCGGACAAATCGAAGGCGTGGATTTTGCTTCAACGCCCTATCGAATGGGTCGCAGCCTAACCAACCGCGTGTCAACCTTGCTAATGCCATTCTTGGACGTTGAGACGGTTGTTCAATAATGCCAGCCAATGCCATTTCGGAAACCCGTGCAGCCCTAGCAAATGCGTTCGGCGCGCTATCTGCAAACGTTTATCCCAGCGTTCCCGAAGCACCAATTCCACCTGCAATCGTGGTTGTCCCTGATTCGCCCTATATGGAAGTTGTGTTAATCGGTAAGGCTAAGACACAGGTCAAACTTAATTTTGCAATTACTGCCGTTGTTGCTTCCAATAGCAATGCGGGTTCACTGGACAACCTGGAAAAACTCATCATGGGAATTCTTGCGGCAATGCCCGCGGGATACGTTGTTGGCGTCATTGAAAAGCCGACAGTGTTGGAAGTAGGACAATCGCCAATGCTGGTTGCTGACATAAACGTTTCAACGTACTACACACAAACAACATAAAAGGAGATAACGTGCCAACAACGATCATCACGGGTCGCGATTTAGTGTTGACGATCGCGACCGTTAACTACGACGCACAGGCGACCAGTGCGGTGCTTGCGAACTCACCAACAGTCGAGACTTACCAAACACTTGACGGCAAGGCTTACAAGCACATTGATGACCAGTGGTCATTCGACGTTTCTATGCTTGCAGACTGGGGCGCAAGTGGTTCACTATGCGAGGCGTTATGGACTGCTTGTGAAACTGCACCAAACACAACATTGGCTGCGTCACTTACTGCTGCAACAGGCGCAGTTTTTGCATTCAACGTCATGCCAGTATTTCCAGCGGTCGGCGGTTCAGCACCTGATGCGCAAACCGTTGATCTATCATTCGTAGTGGTTGGAACACCAACCGAGACATTCAGTTAAAAACAACTAATCGGGAGAAAAAATGAAACTGCCAATCACAATTGAATACAACGACGGAAACCAAATTACCTACACGGCTGCACCGCCAGAGTGGGTCAAATGGGAAAAGCACACGGGAAACACAATCTCCCAGGCACAAGAGAAAATCGGAATTTCCGATCTTGTCTTTCTTGCCTATCACGCCATGAAGCGAGAAGCAGCTGGTAAGCCAGTCAAGCCAATCGAAGTGTGGACGGAGACAATTTCCGAAGTGATCGTCGGTGAAGCAAACCCAAAAGTCACAGAGTCGGAAGCCTAAGTCGAATCGTTTGGGAAGTAGCCCTGGCAACGGGGCTACCGCCCAGCGAATTTGAATCAGCCGAGGACATTCTGACGGTTATCGAAATCTTAGAAAGGCGGGCAAATGGCTAAGGAAGCAATTTCCTATGACAAAGCCGAATTGCGCGCCATTGTTCGATCATTTAAAGCAATGGACGAAGAAGCATTGACGCAAGCCAAACAGGCGACCAGCGAGTTAGCAACTTACGTTCAGGGCAAAATAAAAGCAACGGCGTCAAGCCGTACCCGCAACCTGGTTGACAATCGCGTCGCCGACGGTTCAAAGGTTTCTAAGTCATCAAAGATCGGTGAAATTTCATTTGGTTTTGCTGGGCAGAAATTAAGCGGTGGGGCAACAACGCAACAAATTTGGGGCGGCGTTGAATTCGGTTCAAATAAGTATAAGCAATTTCCAGTGTGGTCAGGTCGAGAAGGTCGAGGGTCACGCGGTTGGTTTATCTACCCGACACTTCGAAGCGCCCAACCTGAAATCATCAAACGCTGGGAAGAATCGTTTTCAAAGATTGTTAAGGAGTATAACTGATGGCTGGTAGTCGTACCCTTAAACTTTCGATTCTTGGCGACGTTGACAATCTGAACAAATCGCTGAAAACTGCCACAAAGGACGTTGAAACTTTCGGCGACAAAATGGGCAAGGTCGGCAAAATGGTTGGCGCGGCATTTGTTGCCGCAGCCGCAGCCGCTGGCGCTTATGCCGTCAAAATAGGCATTGAAGGCGTCAAAGCCGCCATTGAAGACGAGAAGGCACAGACACAGTTGGCGCTGGCGTTGGAGAACGCTACGGGCGCGACAAAGGCACAAATTGCAGCCACCGAACAATCAATTCTTCAAATGTCACTTGCCACGGGTGTGGCTGATGATCAATTGCGTCCAGCGCTTGGACGTTTGGTTCGATCAACTGGCGACATCACAAAGGCGCAAGATTTACTTTCAACCGCCCTGGACATTTCAACGGCAACAGGAAAGCCACTTGAAACAGTTGCTAACGCATTGGGCAAGGCGTACGACGGCAACACCGCTTCCCTGGGCAAACTGGGCATTGGGCTTTCAGCTGCCGAATTGAAGACAATGAACTTCACGCAAGTTCAAGGCAAACTTTCAGACTTATTTGGTGGGGCTGCTGCACGCAACGCCGATACCTACGCGGGACGAATTGCACGCATGCAAGTTGCATTCGACGAAGCCAAAGAAACAATCGGTTTTGCGTTGTTGCCAATTCTTGAAAAAATGATTCGTTTTATTAACGACAACGCATTGCCAATCATCAACGCATTTTCAGGGGCGTTTAGCCTTAACGGCAACGGGCTTGGCGGGGTCATCACAACATTGGGCAACATAATTGTGAATACTTTTACGCCGATCATAAATGGTTTGCTGAAGGCGTTTGGATATATTAAAGACGCAATTGGCGACAACCTTGACACATTCAAAGAATTTGGCGGATACATTGCAACTTATCTTGCACCCGTGATTGGCACGGTACTTGGCGGGGCGTTGCAGGTCGCGGGCAAAATTGCGGGCGGTGTCATTGACGTCATTGCAGGCGTTGTCAAGATTTTGAACGGTTTGATTTCCGGGGCGGTTGCTGGAATCAATGCGTTGATTTCCGCTTATAACGCAATTCCATTTTTGCCAAATGTTGGAAAGATAACAACGCCAACAGTAAGCGTGCCATCAATTAAGACACCAACCGTTCCGACAACAACACCAAAAATTCCTTCAATTCCTTCACCAACTTCAGGGGGCGGTGCAAGCGGTGGCGGTGGCGGTGTCGCAAAGGCTGCAAGTGTTGCAGCAAGTACGGCATTGAGTTCCCAAGTTATTGGCGGTTCATTTGATCCAGGTTCATTCCGAAAGGGTGAGGAAAAAGATCGCGTTGGCACAACTATCAATTTGACCGTGACTGGTGCATTTGATAAGGAAGGCACTGCGCGCACAATCGTTGACACGTTGAACAATTCCTACTATCGCGGTACAGGCGGCGCAACTAACCTGCAAATAGCATGACGCAGTGGAATCCAATTTGGAAAGTTGAAATAGACGGTGTTGCTTATACGAACGCGGTTTTGGCTAACCTTGCAATTCGCAGTGGGCGCAGCAACATTTATGAACAGGCGCAAGCGGGTTATGCCAACATTCAGTTGATTGACCTTGATCAATCTACAATTCCAGTTTCAATAAATAGCAGCATTTCAATCGAAGTGCAGGATACCTCGGGCACATACGTTCCCATTTTCGGCGGTAGCGTCGTTGACATTGTGGTTGAAGTACGCGACGTAGGTTCGACGACATTTACGCAGACTTATTCGATCACGGCATTGGGTGCGTTATCACGACTTCAAAAAGCCTTGACCGACGGCGTTTTGTCCAAAGATTTTGACGGCAATCAAATCTTGTCATTGCTGACTGACTTGCTGGTCAACAACTGGAATGAAGTACCAGCTGCGCTGACATGGGCGGCGTATGACCCAACCGTCACATGGGCAAATGCTGAAAACACTGGGTTGGGCGAAATTGACACACCAGGCGAATATGAATTGCAGGCACGGTCATCAGAAAGAACCAATGTCTATTCATTGGTTTCAGCATTGGCAACTTCAGGGCTTGGCTACATTTACGAAAACGCACAAGGGCAAATTTCCTATGCCGACGCAACGCACCGCAGTCAGTACCTATCGGCAAATGGCTACGTTGATCTAACTGCCAACCAGGCACGCGCAGCAGGTTTGCGGGTTGAAACCCGTGCGGGCGACGTACGAAACCAAATTACGATTCAATACAAAAACAGCCAGGAAGCCAGCGCAAGCGACCCGACTTCGATTTCGACTTATGGCAATCTTGGTCAGATTATTTCAACAACCCTTGAAAAAACGGTTGACGCTGAATACCAGGCTGATTTCTATTTGACCCTTAGAAAAGACCCACAAGCCATTTTTAGCGAAATTACGTTCGACCTAACAAACCCTGAAGTGGACGACTCAGATCGCGACAATTTGCTGAATGTGTTTATGGGGCAACCCGTGGCGATCAATGACCTACCCGCCAACATGGGTTCAATTTTCCAGGGCTTCGTCGAGGGCTGGTCATTCCAAGCTGGATACAACACCCTTTCAATTTCATTGATTGTTTCACCAACGGCGTACTCATTGCAGGCATTGCAGTGGGACGAAATCTTGAACACATTCACCTGGTCAAGCGTGTCGCCGACACTTGACTGGGCGCGTGCAACAATTATCACTTAACAAGGAGACAACATGGCAAACCCTACGAACCCGTTTAACTGGCAAATGCCGACGGCGAGCGATCTCGTCACGGACTTGCCTGCTGATTTTGAAACATTTGGACAAGCCGTTGCAACGTCAATGGCTGACTTGCTTGGTGGCACAACTGGTCAGGTTTTGTCTAAGGCGTCAAACACCAACATGGATTTCACATGGGTGACAACTGACGACGCAAATGCAATTCAAAACGCAATTGTTGATGCTAAGGGCGATCTAATCGCAGCGAGCGCAGCTGATACACCAGCACGCCTAGCAGTAGGCAACAACGGCGAGACACTCGTAGCAGATTCTTCCGCCACAACAGGTTTGCGCTATCAAGGCAATTATGCTGCTGGCAAAAATGTAGTCTTAAACTCTGATTTTAGAATTGCACAAAGAGGAACCTCTTTTACTAGCCCAACATCAGGCGCTTACACGCTAGATAGATGGCTGGTGGCTTTTGATGGTACTGGAGCAACGCGAACAATCTCTCAGCAAACTTTTACTCCTGGTACTGCTCCTGTTGCTGGCTACGAAGCAGCAAACTTTATTCGATGCGCACAAACAGTTGCAGGAACAAGCAACACTTTTGTTGATTTTAGACAACGCATCGAAGATGTGCGTACCTTTGCAGGTCAAACAGTTACAGTCAGTTTTTGGGCAAAGGCAGCGGCATCTCAAACAGTAACAATTTTGGCAGACCAAGATTTCGGTTCAGGTGGTAGCAGTACAGTTTTTAATGCTTTGCCATCTACCAACATTACATTGACAACATCTTGGCAGAGATTTACTTATACCGCATCGGTTGCTTCAATCTCAGGTAAGACAATCGGCACAAGTTCTTTCCTATCTTTGACATTGAGAATTGCTGGTGGTTCAACATTTACTGTTGATGTTTTTGGCGTACAAATGGAAGCAGGTTCAGTCGCTACCGCTTTCCAAACTGCAACTGGAACACTTCAAGGAGAATTAGCCGCGTGTCAGAGGTATTATTTCCGAAGCAATGCATCGGCTGGTGGCACTTATTTATCAACCAGTATGGGTGCAACAAGTGGAACAACCTTAGATATGATGGTTCCAGTTTTAGCAACTTTAAGAACATATCCAACATCATTAGATTATTCGGCAATTTCTATTACTGATGGAGTGGTAAATTATAGTTCTGGTACTTGGTCTATTAACGCATCATTATATGGAACTCAAATGATTGCTATTCGTTATGTTCACGGTTCATCAGCATTAACCCAATACAGACCTTATGCAATTCAAGCGACTACATCATCAGGATACATCGGACTAAGTGCGGAGTTGTAAAATGGAAAACATCAAACTATTTACAGATGAACTAGACGGCACGGAATATGTAATTATTGACCGAGGCAACGAGGAATATACCTCTATGCCAAAGGCAGAATATGACCGCCGACAAGCGGAACAATCCACACCAATGGTTGCGGGCGAATGAGTTACCCACAAGGCACAAACGCCAGGTTGATCGAAGTCGCAGCAGCTGAAGTCGGCACAATCGAAGAAGGCGACAACCTGACAAAGT